TTTTTCGTCACCATCAGATGAGACACAGAGGACTGTCCTCCTGCCCATGTTGATGACAACCCTCATAATCCACTCGTCTTCTTTACCCATAGTCAAATGTAACCAGATGTGGTTATTGTAGCATGAGAGGATCATAGGGTCAACCCTAACACTACATTATATAGAAAGGTCTCTGTTAGGACTTTCTGTCTTATCTCCTTGGTATTCTACTGTTATAGACTTAATATCTTTCCTTTCTCCTACTACCATCCACGATATAGTATCTGTACAGCTAGCAGTCTTTGCTTGTATTGTTAATGATCCACCTGTTACTGATCCTTTTATAGCAGTCCATCCTGTTTCATTTGTTGTAAAACATTGAACATTATCAACCAATGCTTCAAATGTACCAGCAGTCATACCATTAGTAGTATTGATATCAACTGTAGCAATACCAGCAACTAATGCAGTTTTACCACGATAGATAAGATCTGCCTTTGGACTCTCTATACAACTGTGAGCAAGACGATTAGTTCCACCCTTGACTGGATGTACAATATCAAATAGTTTACTGGTAGCAACAATAGAACCAGACCATGATGCATATCCACCAATGGTCATATTACCACCAGTGGTTACATTACCTTCAAGGTGACTAGTACCCTCAACATGTAGATTAGACATTAAGTCTGTATCATTACAGACATATAATTCTTTCTCTATCTGCACCTCTTGAAATGTTGAGATGCCTGGTCTAACTAAAAGGTTACCAGTATAGATTCTAACATCACCATTAGTAATCTCTATGTCAGTAGGACGGGAAGGTATTCCCTGTACATCAATAAATCCTGAACATATGACAGGATCTTCAAAATAATTTGTATCATCACCAATCTTATATGGTTTGTTTGCTATATCTTCCTTAGCATCACAATTAAATGAATTTGGATTAGATTCTGCCATAACTATCTAAGTTTAAATTTCTTGGCAATACCCTTAAGATCGCCTATGATTTCTTCTCCTTCAAGAAGTCTCTTCTCTAAGTCTACATCCTTTATAGCTTCATCCACCTTCTTAAGTACATTAGGTGTATTAGATGCAGTAAGGAAGTCTTGTGCTAAGTTGTCCATGTACATGGCAGTAGAGTTAGCAAGACCCTTAATAGTCTGTTCTGCTGGTATATCTGGATGGGTTGGTATAGTATCACCTACTAATGATGCTAACTTATCACTAGTAAAGTTACCAACAGTAGCAGCAGCACCCTTAGCAACAGATCCAGTACCAATCATTTTCTTAAGTCCTGTAAGAGCATTACCACCCTTAGCAACACCTAAAGCAGATGCTGCTGAAGATGTTAATGTCTCTATGTTACCAGTTAATACCTTATTACCAATACCTTGAATAGTATCCATTGCTCCACCAACTCCAGGTAATTGTCCCTGTAAAAAATTCTTACCAGCATTAGCAATACTAGTAGAACCAGCAATTTTATCCAATCCACCAAGACCTAATGCAGTTTTAACTGGATTATTAATAGCATCCATTCCACCCTTTACTTGATTAACAAGATCACCTGCACCTGCACCCTTCATCACATCTCCCAATTTATCTCCCAATTTTCCTGACAATAAATTAGATGCTTTCTGTAATGGACCAACCATTTTACTTGAAGCTTCTTTTATAGTTTCTTCAATAGCATCTATAGCACCAGTCTGATCACTGATACCAAGATCTTCAAGAGTAAATCCATACCCCTTCAATGCTGCACCAGCAACACCATCAAAACCACCTGGTGCTGCACCTGGTTTAGTATTCTGAGATTTAGGATCGAATACCTTTGCTAATGTACTGTCAGGTATAAAACTATTCTTAGTTACTTTAGCACCATAAGATTCAGGAACCAGATTTCCTCTCTTTGCCTGAACTTGAGCACTATTTGCTTTAACATAGAAACGACCAACACCACTATGCATATTAATATTCCTACCAGCATTCATATCAATGTCTCTATCCGCATTAAACATCATATCCTTTGCATGTACTCTAAGTCTTCCTCTAGGACAAACTATAGTAATATCTCCAGTAGCAGCACTTATCCTAACATCAATACTATTAGGGTCATTCTTATCACCAGCATTAATTTCAATAGACTTATCACATGAGATCCTGCCCATTCCAGTCCCATGACCATGAGCAATTAAAAATACTTCTCCCTTATCATTAGATGAATATATCTTTGTTGGTTCTGGACCATCCCTACCAACTCTAGGACTACCAGTTTCTATTCTAAAGTGTCCACCTCTAGAATCAACAACTCTTCTTGCCCAGGTATTTTCTGCTGCCATTTATCCTACCCCCACACAATCGATAACTGTAAGTACATCCTTCTGAACAGCTTCTGGTATCTCACCAAATACAGGTCGAAGAACTGCTCCTGTTCCAGTGGCAGAAAGAACTTTAATGACTGGTGGCACATCGTACTTAAGGATATTTAGAACCTTCACAGCCTCGACACCTCCCGTCTCTGGATTAACAATTATATCATATATTGGTTGATCTTTAACATTTCCTAATGCTACTCTTTGAGTTCCTTCTGGAAGTAAATTTGTATATGGATCTGGAATTAATTCAGGTGCAACAGAAGGATCAACAGAATCTGGATCAGCATCTGGGAATCCTGGTTGGAATACAAAAATACTCTCATCAATTTTATCACCTACAACATATCCACTACCAGGATCTTCAACAATAACAGTAGTTACACCAACATTCTCTGGTGGATCAGTAACAACTGGATATCCTTCACCTACAGTATCTACAACAACAGCAGCTATTGTACCATCAGGAGCAAGAACAGCATGTCCATGAGCACCATATCCCTTACCACACTTATCAGAGAAACTAATAGCAGGTGGAGACTTATAGTTAGCACCAGGTACTTTTAGATCAACACCAATAATACTTGCAGTCTTACTAATACCATCTGCAATACCACCAAGTCCACTATTTTCAATAGTCTTACCTAATACAACCTTTCCGATAGCACCAAATCCACCACCACCAAATATTTGCATAGTAGGATTACCACAATCTTTATTACCACCAGTACATGATCCACCACCACTCAATTCATCAATCAAACCAGATACTCTACCAGCAGCACCAAGAGTCTTAACAACACCTCCTGGTATTAGGTTACCAAACTTGCTAGTAATACCACCACCAAGAGCACCACCTAATGCACCTTTAATGCCACCGCCACCAAGAGCACCACCTAATGCACCACCTATCAAACCACCTGCTGTCTGTCCAACACCTGCACCAATCACATTACCTGCAGCAGCACCTAATGCACCACTAAGACCGCCGCCACCAAGAGCACTACCTGCAGCAGCACCTAATGCACCACGAACACCAGTACCAATACCAGCAGCACCTAATGCACCACCTAATGCACCACCACCAAGAGCACTACCTACTGCACCACCTACTGCACTACCAAGAGCACCTTGAGCAAGACCAGTTAATCCACCACCAGCAATACCTCTTGCGAGACCACTAATATCTCCAAAACCACCTCCAAGACCAGTAAGATCTCCAATAGCACCACTTAAAGCACCTGACAATCCACTACCACCCTTAGCAGCATTTTTCATCTGACCACTAATATAATTAAATGGATCAGCACCCTTCTCCATTGCTCCACCAGCAACCTGATATTTCTTAACTGGAGGACACTTATCCTTATTAGTCTGTCCACAATCTAGGAATCCAGAGAAGTCTTCTAATACAAATGCAGAACTCCTTAAAAATTCAGCAATATCAATACCTGGTGATAACAAATCACTCAACCCACTCAACGGTGATTTTAATCCATCAGAGATACCATTAACCATATCACCTAAAAATTTACTGACGAAATTAGCAGCAACACAACCTGCTAAACCTAAACCTGAGGCAAGCAGATCTTTTAACATATCAGCAACAGTACCTCTCAGTCCTTCTACTACCTTATTGCCCACACATGCTAGAGCATTTTCTGCATTCTTAATAGCAGGTACTTGTGCTACTTGAGATGCAACACCAGAAGCATGAGCAAGAGCATAGGATTGAGGAGAATTCCCCATCTGCCCAAATACTTTTCCAAAGGTCTCATCATATACCTTATCTAAACCCTTCTGCAACTGAGGTTCAAGAAAATCATATGTAGAATCCATCATACGACCAACAAATCCATTAGCCATTGACTCTACTTGATCAGCAACAGCATCAATCTCTGCCTGAAGTTTCATACCAGTCATTGATAGATCTTCAACTCTCTGTGCTAAGTTCTCAACTGCCTGTGCCATTCTGGACACAGAGTTAGTAGTACAAGTATCTGGAGCAACTATAGGAGTACCAGCACCTGACTGGTCTACATTCTTACCTTTAGTAGCACTAGAGTTAGTTGGGTTTGCTTTACTATTTTGTTCACTGGTCTGGTCTGGTTTACCACTATCTTTAAGTTCAGTCTTTGGGTTAATTGGTGTATTATCTGTAAACGCACTACCAGTTTTAAACTTACCTTCAAAGTCACTATCTAAATCAATTCCTGCAGTTCTTGAGAAATGACCTATGATAGCAGGAACTTGTCCTTCATCACCATCTAAGAAAAATCCAAATACAACATCACCCTGCTGCAACATTGTAGATGTTGCATAATTAGCAGCACCACTACCTGATGTACAAGGTAGTAGTGCTATTGCCCAAGGTAGATCCTCATCAGTAACATCATCCGTAAAAGGATGATATCCCATTATTCTAACTTTATATCTATTACCCCATCCTTTACCGTCATCTGTCTGATCAGCCTGATCTTTCCTAGGAGCAACTTGACCGATCCACCAACGGAATCCGTCCCTGCCTACGAACTTACTTTGACCTAGTAAAGATTCTTCAATCATTAGTCGTCGTATACTCTACATTCTAGTGAATCTGGATGATTGTCACAATAAACTTCTAAGTGCTGATCTTCATGGCGTGTGTGCCAATCATTGATCTTTGCACCACCAAGATTCTCTTCATCCTCTTCATGAGCATGAAAAGCATCGTTGTGAAGTTTCAAATCATCTTCTGTATATTCAATCATGCCATGATTGACATGCTCTTTATGATCCTTTGGATCAATATAAGATTCATGATTTAAATCGTGTTCTGGTACTTTAGTAGTCATGAGTTAATCTCCTGAGGTGTCTCGGATAACCTTCAATGCCGAATAGGATTTGTTGCCACTTATAAAATGACTAAGTTCCTTAATGATATATAGTCCACTTTGAGCATGGTCTACATCATCTTCTTCGCTCACTTTAGGAAATACCAACTTAATTATATCACCTGCCTCCAATTCTACATTCATTGCTACTGTTAATGTTATGACTTGAGTAAATAAGGAAGCATATCTTGAAATAGATTGACTAACATCTTCAATATTATCCATATTAACCGTTGTGGCTGCAGCACCTACAACAGCCTCATCAACTTTCTCTTCTAAACATCCAACACTATAAACTCCAGTGACGATCCTGTGTGCCATTTCTGGGCTGGGAATATTTTCGGGTTTTGCTTCTTCTGTTATCGGACTTTCATCTGACCCTAGACTCTCTTGACCTTCTGGTTTAAACACAGACACACTAGGTTCTGTAAATTTAAATGTATATGGATTCCAATAAATTCTATAAGTTGAATATGATCCCTCACTTTGAGCACCCATCACATTATTATTCATTGCAATAGTATATTGTAATATATTGTTGTAAGTATCCTCTGGATCTTCGCCACCCTTATTAATTCTACTATACTTATAGGTATGAACAGTATTCTCCTTCTTATTCTTAATAATAGTTTCAATGGATTTAAACTTCATACCAGTCTTGGTTTGCCATAAGAAAAAACCAGCAGATGCACTATTTGCACCTTCAGGAATAGCTCTGGAAGATAAAGTTGGTGCAAGAGTAAACGGTTTTCTCATATTGCCAATAAAATTATAGGTATTCTGAGTTGTTTCAATGTTCTCATCCTCATATTCACATTCAACTAACTTAAGAAAGTCTTTTATAATATCACTAATCTTTGTTGCCTTATATTTTTTAATAACCCTCTTATTTAAATTAACAATACCTTCTTTAGATACTAATTCTAACACAAAACTTTCTTTTTGTTTTTCAGATTCATAATTACTAATCTTGTTCACATACATTGTAAGTTCTAACAAACCAGGACTTTCCTCGTTATGCAATTCCCAAGGAGATGTGAAATGTAATTTCACTTCTTCTCCTCCCCTAATTGGAAGAGTATGATAAACACCAGAACCAGAAGCAGTTACACCCATTTTCGCAGTAATAACTGGAGACATCAAGTCTTCAAAATATTGAAAAAATACTACACCCTGCCTCAAATCAATAGCTGCATCAGTATTACCCTCCTCTCCAACAGGATAAATCTCTGCAACCTCAAAGGTCGTTCCTTGGGTAGGTACTGCCATTATGTGTAAGCTCTATCTATTGTTTTCATTGAATGAACCAAATTTCTACCGCTAGAATGCGTAGTTATAGGTGTGCCACCACCGTCAAGATTCTTTTTAGCTGGTGGTGATTGTGCTGCCTGAAGCTTATTTATTGGCACAGGAACAATGGTTTTACTACCTTCTTTTTTGAGAGATGCTACTTTCTCACCAGTCTTCATGTTACCTTGCATCCAATTATTTTTTCCTGGTTGTATCCAATGTTTATTGTCAGGATTACCTCCCATAAAATCAAAATGAACAGGATCATTGGGATCAGTATTCCATCTCCAACCATACTTAGATCCATTCTTCTTCAACCACTCCCACTCAGGAGTTCCTGCAGCCAAATCAATTGCCCAACCTTGAACATGAGGGGATTTATCAACAGGAGCAGGTGTCATTGAATTTGGATCTGCAATTATCTCTCTTTGCTTCTCTGGTGATCTATATGATGATGTAACTGCGTTAGTTAAATCAATACCATCTTCTGCTGCTGCTCTAAGAACTTTCTGCCATCCTCTTGCAGCATCAGGGTTTAGTATAATCTTACGACTATACATATCCATTCCTAAACCTGATGGTGTAACTACTTTCTTTTTCTCACCACCACTATCACCTTTCTTCACATTGACTGTTACTTCTTTCGTCACACCATAATTTTTGACCTTATCCTTTAAGGAACTATTCTGAAATTTCATATATTCTTCCATCTTCACTTCTGCGTCATTAATATATGCTTTTCCACTCTTCATATCAAAATGACCAGTACCAGCCTGTTTAATGGTTATGGTTTTTGTAATAGTTTCTACTTCTTTCTTTACTATAGGTGGAATATTTTTATTCTCTTCAACCTTTTGTTTTGTACCATTAGCATTCTTATCACCTTTAACATTCTTTTTAACATTCTTTATATCACCTTCCATATTTTTATGCATCTGCTTATGACCAGACATATCCAATCCTTCAGCTGGTTTATCACCAGAAGCATGAGCTTTCTCATCATTATCATGAAGTGGGACATCACCGTCACCTCTATCATTAGCAAACTTCTTGATAGATTCCATTGTACCCTCAAGATTTTTATCTAAATCCTTCCTTGATTGTTTAAGATCATTCTCTATATTTTTAAATTCATTTAATACTTTATCACTATCTTTAGGAATATTTTTATTATTATCTAAGGCACTAACTACATTTTTAGATGCATCATTAATCTCATCCATTCCACCTGTTAGCGTATCCCATATCTTCCATACACTTTGAAATATCGCTGTTATTTTTTCTATAACTGGTGCAATTGATTTAATAAATGCAGGTAGTTTAACTAAAAGCCATCCAGTAAATACAGCGGCCGCTGCTGCCAATACTCTTTGAAATATTCCTCCTACTGTTTTCTTTACATTTTTACCAAGACCACCCTTAGATTCCTTAGGTTTAGACTCAAGTGATTTCTCCTTATCTGCTTGTTTCTTAGCATTTAATAATTTAGCAGCTTGAATCTTTTTATCTGCCCTTACTTGTTCTTTTTGTGCTAGTCTATCTTTAAATGAATTTTTAATTCCTTGTGATGTTTCATTAATAGCACTAACACCAAAAGAAATAATATCAAAAGCATCCGCTACAGGAATTAACCTACTAGGATCAACTTTAGCCTTATCTTTATCTGCCATTATTCATCCCCCTGCTGATAGGTATGTGTAAAGTAAAACCTATAATCATTTGCATTATTAAAAGTCGAGAAACTAGGTAACTCAGTTGCATCTCCAGTAAACATACTTTCATTAAAATTATTATCTGTATTCACAGCAGTATCAAAAGGAACAAATTCAAAACTACTAGCAGAATCTGATAAGTCACTAGAAATACTACTAATCTTCTCATTATTAAGCTTACTACCAAGTTCCACTGAAGTCTTAAAGTCAATACCCTGATTAAAATCAATATTATTACTACTAATTGAGGTATCCCCCCTTAGTGATGGTGGCAAATCTTTCTTTCTTTCGTCAAATTGATCAGCCCAATCCCACCATTGGTTTTTATGCGTATCAACATATCCCTCAAACTTAGGATTTTCATACATTTTCATGCCTCCATCATCTGATTTCTCAAACAGATACTTTGTCTGATGAGGTTTAAGTATTGGCATGGTAGTAATATCTTCATCAAATAGCTCAGGAAATTCTAATTTTATAATCTTATCATACTTTACTCTAATACCAGATTCTATTTCTTTCCACTTTTTATTATGAGTGGACCAATCCACCCTTCCACCTTCAGGTTTAGTTGCCATTGCATCTGCTTTCCACTGCTTCCTTGCTTCTGTTATTTCAGTACCCATCTGCTTCTTAATATTATCTTTAATAGCCATTGCATTCATATAATTCTGATATTTCTGATCAGCCTGTGCCAATGCAGATTCACCATAATTATCTACTATCCATTTCCTATGAGCAGGATGTAAGATATTAATTTCAGCAGATGCAGACGCAAATTGCCTAGCACTATCTCCTACAGGAGGGAGTTCTCCGTACAAACTACCTCTACCTAAATCTTGGGACTCCATACCATCTAAGCCAGAAAGATCATAGAAATTTACTCTTATTGGTTTTCCACTTGCATCAAGAAATAATGCTCCTGTATTCAAATTTTTAACATCTACTCCACCTGCTTTACCATCATTAGATTCAGTACCAGTTCGTAAATTCTTATCAAATGTTTTAAAATCTCCACCACCAGTAATCGCTTTATCAGCTGCTTTAAAACCAAAGTAACCTGCCACACCAATACCCAGTACAACCCAAGTCCAAGGATTTGCAAGGAGTCCAAGAATTGCTGGTATACCTATCTTAAGTCCAGCAACAAGTAGTTTCAAAGAACCAATAATACCAACAAGATTAACTGCAAGTAATAAACCACCCACAACTGCTAAAGATTTTATTATTTCATTCTTCATCTTATTGAAAGTTTCTGTGTCACCCTCTTGCCATGCCTTTAACATCTTTGCACCCTTATCAATCAACCAACCACCAAAAACAGCACTGATAGCATCAAACAATCTTTGAAAAACACTCTTAGCTTTTTCTTTTACTTTTTCTACTGGTTTAACAGCAGTCTTCTCAGTCTCTAATTCAAGAAATTTTTCTGCCTTACCTTTTTTAAGAGCATCTACTTCTCTTTGATCTCTCGTTTTTTCATCTGCAGCAAGTTCTTTATCTGCAACTAATTCTGCTGCTAATGCATTACCTATTGCTTGTAAAGTATTATTGACTGAAATAATACCCTTATTAAGTTCAGTAAATTTCTCTACGCTTATTCCACCAACATTAGATTCTATGTTATCAACTCTCTTTTCTAATCCAATAACTCTTGCTAATGTTTTTTTCTGCAGTCCAAAAGACTTTGACATTACACCATGAGAAACACCCCCAGATGAAGATTTCTCGCCTGGTGGTGTTGGTAATTTATCTTTAATGTCAGCCATTTTGTTGCTGTGCTTTTAAATTCTCATCCTCAATATGCTGTCTCAATAAACTAATGTATATCTCCCGTTCCCACGGGATCATATTTTCAATATCACTCAAACTATATTTATGATGCTGCATGAGAGCGAAGTTAATCCTGTAGTATGATACAAGATCTTCATGCAACATCGCTAGTTGAAAAAAGCTGCTAACCCTTCCAATTTAATATTATTCTCTACTTTAGTATTAGGATTAGTAACAGTAAATTCATGACTAAGTTTAGGCATAGTAACAAAGAACTTCTCCAATGCTTTAAACTGTTTAGATCCTAAACCTTCTAGAAACTCAATCATTTCCTTCTTGGTAAAATCTGCCCCAGTCCAAGTCTCATCTTCATTAAAGACCATATCAACACAACCAGCAATCATATCAATAGACTGCTCAAACCCAACACCATCTACGGCAAAGTTCTCTTTAATAAACTGATCAAGTGAAGGATACTTCATCCTCATAGTTAGTTTCTCATCCAATTTTATATCTTTATCATGTTCTGGATCAAATGTAACATTAATCGAATCTAAGTCTACAGTAACTGGAACTTGGGTTTCCCCATCATCATTACAAGTTACTAATACTTCTACTGTTTCACCTACAGACTTACCCCTAACATTAAGGAACAAATATTCAATATCAAAAGTAGATAACTTATCAATCTTAATCCCTCTAGTAATAATACAATTTCCTAGAACCTGTTTAACTGCTCTAGCAATATCTTGTATATCATTACTTTCCATAGCAATGACAAGAATCTTTTCTTCTTTAACCAAGAATGGTCTATACTTAATCTTCTTATTAGATGAAGGAATCACCAACTCATAAGTTGGTGCATTAATCTTAGGTAGTGGCATCAGTTTTTCCTTTAATTATACCACATAGGTAAGCTATTGTGGATTTGAATGCATTGCCATCCAACTCTTCAAACATAAACATATTCAAACGAAATGCATAGTTTGCTTCTGAAACGATAGCAGAGACCTGTGATTCTGTCACAGGCAGTGTATTTAGTGTAGCACGATAGTTATTTTTAAACTCCTTCTTATTTTCTATCAAAGGAAAATCATAGAAGTCCAAACCACCATCGTCTAACTTGAGTGCGTTGAAAGCAATATTTCTAAGTATCTGACCTCCAGACAAATCACCAAGATAACGAGTGTAATGATGACCCACAAGAAGTTCAACCTCGTCATGTGCTACCTCACGAATACGGTTAACATATTGTTGACATGCTTCAGTAGGGTAGATATTCTTTCTCCAATCCTGTCCAAAGAAATACTCACAGTCTTTTGCTAAAGCATCATGTCTATTAAGTTCTTTTATATTAAGAGGTCCAACATAAGAATTATTCTTTAGTCGTTTAACCTCTGTTTCCATCGCTTGATAGATGAAGTAGTAGTTAGCAACGAGTTGCCTATACTTATCTCTATTCACTACTCCACGAAGGAATGATGAAACAAACTTTGTGTTCTCTGCTGCTGAGTGAGACTGTTTAGTCCCCGACTTCAAATCTTGTGCTAATCCCATGTACAAGTATTCACTGATTTATATAGTATAGCATATTTAAGCGATGTATGTCTTAGGGAAAGTACTTTCTGGTTCTGTCAGCATTTTTTTGTATACCTCAGAATCACTCTCTGTTCCATCTAAATCCATCTGCCCATCTACCATTCCTGGATATTGAGTATCAACTTCTTCTGAAGAATCGGTACTCTTAACAGGATCATTACCAACACTAGTTCCTGTATCTACTTCTTTGTATGCAGAATTAAATACTCTGCGATCCAAAGAATTTATTGGACCAAAGTAATATCTATCATAAGTAAAGGTTACCTGACATTCAAGCACATTATTTCCGTCATAAGAAACAGGCATTGAAGATACAGCAACTGGAAAAGCATTCAAGAAAGTATATTCAACACTTCTAAAATGGTCTTTATTAAATTTTTGTATTCTTATAGTATCTACTTTATATTCTTCAGGATACTGCATTCTATGATAATATGCAATATGAGTCCTATCTATTTGATCACTTTCAGAACCATAATGAGATCCAGACGCAATAAATTCATGCCATAACTCAAAGAATTGTAATGCCCTATAATCACTATCAACATAGAATGTAAAGGTTGCATCAGTAAATACTCTGGTATGAGCCATCTTTTCAACTATACCCATCCTCTGACCTTCAACTTGTGAAGTAGCAAAAGAAGTTGCAGGTAATTCAGCACTATTACATAACAATCCAAGATCTCTACTAATAAAGAAATTACTAACTCTAGGCGACTTAGAAGTAATATAACCTCTCAGTCTTTTCATTGAACCAAACCCATTAAAGAACACCTCATAATGGTTTGTAGTAGCAACCTTTTGGAATAGACTACGAATTCGTTCAGTTTTTTTTACTCTTGGGTAAGCTGGCACAATAAATACCTAACGGGATCTTATACGATATATGGCTCGTTCAGGAAAGTTTAGACCTTCTAATATAAAAAAGTATAGAGGGGACTATCGTAACATTATTTATCGTAGTTCTTGGGAAAAAGTCTTTATGGCATATTGTGACAAGAACGACAACATCATTGAATGGGGTAGTGAAGAGGTTATTATCCCATATAGATCACCACTTGACAATAGATTACATAGATATTTTCCTGACTTTTATGTTAAAGTAAAAGATAACTCAGGGAAACCTAAGAAATATATTATTGAAGTAAAACCCAAAAGACAATGCACTGAACCAAAGATTCAGAAGACTAAGAATAGAAAATATGTAAGAGAAGTGATGGAGTATGCTAAGAACCAAGCAAAATGGGATGCAGCAAAGGACTGGTGTAAAGATAGGATGATGGAATTTAAAATACTAACG